AATATATTAGTATACTCCCAGCTATTTTATTAAACAATAATAGCTACTGAATCCCGGTCAATTGGGATTTATTAAAATCAGCTTATTTTATGAATTGTTTTATCCCACAAAATTGTGGGAGATTTGTGGTAACTTTTTAGAAATTTAAATTAAATAAAGCGCGGGTAGCACTTATAAAGTATTTACTACATTATACGCAAAAAATCCTCACACTAGCAACGTTAGTGTGAGGATTTTACTACTTAATTATTAATTTATTACCAGGATCAATTATTGAACTGCTGAATTTGCAACTTTAAAAAACTAGTGCGTACATTATCAGGCCATTGCTTTGCACAAATTACCCACTGGCTATCACCCGAAACGACTGTATAGTACGCGTGATAAGCACCAATTTTGACAATACCAGTTGCCAGTAATGCCTTTTTCACAGTAGTGAGTATTAAAGTTGCACGATTTCTCATATATTCCTATGATAATAATGGAACCTAGTAATAATCTGGTTTCCTCTTTCGTTAAGATACTTTTTCTTATGTATTAGCCGTCTGCCCTCACAGCAGGCGGCTTTTTACGCAAAAAATCCCCCGCGCCGAAACACAGGGGATTAGCAAATTCAATATTTAATTATACTACTATTTACCTGCTTGTGAGGCGGATTCTGACGCCGTTTCAACATCTGATTGCGCATTGCTATCCAAATTAGCCGCTAGCGATGACGCTAAAGTGGCTGCTGAACTAGCCGTGACCGTGTCACCAACTGCCGCCGCGCTAGCTGCTTGACTATACGCGGCCACTACTGCCTGTGATGCTTGGGCTTCAGCTTGACTAGCCGCTGCTGAGTTAGCTGCTTCAATCTTAGCTTGAGCTTCTGCCAAGGCTTCCACGACCGTTTGTTCCGTAGAAGCTAACGCGTTCGATTTGGTCTTGATCGTGTTGCCTGTATCTTCCAAAATAGAATTATCCGTAATTGCCCCGACAAAAGCTAGGATTGCCCCCACAGCGGTAATCACTAACACAACTGCACTAGCGTCAATCTTAACACCAAAGAAAACCGTTGCAACTGCTAAGCCAATAATCAACACGGACCCGATAATCTGAGCCCAATAAGCGGGCTTCTTGTAGTTAGCTTTGAGTGTTGCCTGAATTACATTTAAAAATTTTTTCATTATTTTCCCTCCTAAAGGAACTTTTCTGCGATGTAAATAACTAACGTGACGAGTACGCCACTAACTAAGACCCCGATCAACCAATTTTGAATAGTTGTAACGCGGTCGATTTGATGGCTAGCTTCGATGGACTTGGCCAGTGCCTTGTCCGCTTTGTCACCAATATCGTCAACTTGATTCAATTTTTCTTCGATGTTCTCAACTTTCGTTTTGGTGGCAGCCACATCCTTTTGAATATCCATTAATAACTTAGTTGTATCGTCGTATTGTGCCATCAGTAGGTCACCCGCTTCCCGTAGTCATGACCATTGGTGACACCTAGCTTGATAAAGCCATATAGGCCATTTGAACGGGTGTAACGTGCCCATACATAGTCATGCTCAATGATAACTGCGTTGTAAATCACACTCTCACCCTTGTAATAGGTGGCTACTTGGCTAACTTTGTCATTATCTGTGTAACGTACGGCCAGAGTCCGATTAGGATAGAACACCCCGTGTTGGCTGTATTTAACAACCTTAAAGGTGGCCTTCTTAGCTGTCTTAACTGACTGAGCCTGCTTAACATTAGCCTGTGCTTTAGCTTTGCTAGCAGTCGTGTAGCCTGATTTAGTGATCCCTGTTAAATCGACATTGCCGTCTAATCCACCTGCTTTATACATGCTAGTGAATTGGAAGATAGCCACGCCGTCCATGCTAGGGAACCAGTTGTAATCAGGGCTAGTTCTAACCAGATAGTCCGGATATTCAGGTACCCATAAACAACTACCGTATGCCTTTAAAATCAGGCTAACATTAACATGGGCACTTAGATACGCCTTGCCACCATAAAGCATTGGAGTATAGCCAGCTGCTTTAATGAGGGCCATTTGAGCTAGAATGACATTAGTGTTAGCTGTCACACTAGTTGAAGCACCGTCCTCATAGTCCAACGCCACAATACTACCCTTGGGTGTCTTAACTCGTGGCAAGTAGTAGGCCATCATTGCCTTGGCGTTGGTCATGTTGCCACCAACACCGTCCCATAAATAGGTGTGAACCCGTTTACCAGCCTGTTTAGCTGATTTAACTTGGCTGGTATAAGTGGTCTGAGGGATATTAGTACCCCCATAGAAGCCACCTGCCTGTGATAGCACGAATTTATCGGTACTATAGCCGAATGTCCCACTATTACCGTTATACTTAGACCAGTCGACCCCTTGGTCACGACTAGTTGAAGCCTGACTGGTAATATTGACCATTAAAAAGGCCATAAAAATAGCCCCCACCATTAAGATGAGCGCCTTTAGCTTACTTTTATTCAATTGTCTACCTCCTAATTTGATATGTCTTCCGGTGCTTGTGAGTATGGTGTAGCTGTGGAACCTTTCTCTAGCTTTAACCCTGCAACTATTAATGTGTTTGTGTTAGAATTTCCACGTTCAAGCCTAGGAGATATAAATCCATCGGCAGTTATTGTAAATGTTCCAAACACCCGTTTCCATGTTTCATCTAAATTGACAGTTTTAGACATAATGTCTGTGTTATTACTATCTTTTCCGTCTGTTCCTCTAAAGTAAAGATTAGATTGTCCAGTTCCACTTTCATATTTAGCATATAGAGAGAAGGTATATATTTCACCAGCTTTAACTGCCAATGTTTGAGAAAGACCATCCCAATCTGAGATGTTAGATACCGCAGTCATCCCATTATAAATTTCTCCAGTTTTCGTCCATTGCCGGTTCCAAACATTAGGGTTGTTAATATTAAGAGTATCAGCATACAAATTCCGCCCATATACCTTAACACCGCTTTGATATGCCGCATCAACTGCCTTGCCATCTTTAATCCATGTGCCATGTGTTATATCTGCCATTTAAATCACCCCTGCACAACATAGAGGCCACTCTTATCTGTCAGGGCATCATACTCTGCTTGGGTGACCACATTGACTTTATTTTCAGCCTCAAAGACTTTCATTTCTGCAATCAAGTTATCAAGTGCAACAGTTGTAATCGTGCTACCATTGGCACTTTGAATGTTATTGGTAATATTAAACCCGGTTGACCCATCACTAGGGTAGATTGATGTCCCGGTACTATCAACCACCCATACTTCAAGGGCATAGCTCCCAGCGGTTAAACCAGTCATCAAGTCAGCAGTAAAGGTAACAGTAACTTGGCCAGTCGTGGGGTCGGTTAAACTAGCTGGGTCAACTGTGGTCAATTTAAGATAGCCACTAGCATTGCCCAATTTAACGGTAATTGAAGTAACATTAGTTAAGTCCGTTGCCACATTATCATTGCCACAAATTAACGTAAAGCTAGTGGTGGTATCACCAATTTTAACAGTCTGTGGTGAAGTATCGGTAAAACTAAGCGTTTTCGCCATCTTTAGGTGCCTCCTTCTCGGCCAACTTGGCATTGAGCTGGTCAATTTGAACTTGCGCCATCGCTAATTGCTGATCCTTAACGGCAATTGCTTGGGCATAGTTACTCGTCAGCTTGTTAATTAAAGCCTGTGCATCAATATCCATACTTTAAGCCTCCTTAGTAGTGGTTGTCGTAGTCGTAGTATCTGGCCTTAAAGCAGTCAGACTGTCAATCAGTGTATTTAATACCACTAATTTAACCCTATCATAGCCACCAGCACCGCCAGCAATGGCAGTGTTAAATTCGTCCATGGTAATGCTGACTTGCGCATTAATACCAAGAGTATTAATTTGAACACTGATTGTCATAATATTGTTCGTATAATCTGGTTTGTAATTCGTAATCAAAATTTTATCCATTTAATTTGGCCTCCAATTTGTTTAATCTAGCTTCTAGTTCCATGTTATGACCGTTTAATTGGTCAATTTCCTTTTGTTGTTCCTGCACAGTTGCTAGGGTGGCGTTTAAAAGCACGCTATCATCGACCCCATTTAGCTTGCCGTTTTCATCACGGGCAACAAACACGTCTGGCAATTGCCACTGTTTTGTTACATTAACGTCGTCAACAATGCTAGACAGCCGCAAATGACTGGTATTATCGTCAGATTTATATTGGTATGTGGCTAGGTCGATTGAGTTAACTAGCTGTGCCCAATAAGCTGTATCAGCCTTTTTAACGTCCTTCTTAACACTTAATAGGGACGATTTAACTAGGCTAGTATAGTGAACAGCTCCGGCATAGATATCAGCCGCGCCACCTTTACCCATTGCAAAGTGAATAGCTTGGTTATCAGCACTGGTAAACGTATGACCGGTGTTAATTTGGAAGTTACCAATATCCAACTCCCTATTAAACTGAATAACGTTTGAGCCAGCCGTGTCAGTACCAAAGTTTGCAATATCAGATCCGGAAAAATTGGTAACTCGCCACCAAGTAGAAGCTTGGTCTGCAATGATATTGCCATAACTGTTAAACGTAATACCCGTCCCATTCATTTGAAGGCCACTAAAATGAATAGATTGTGTGCTCCCCCATAAATGGATTCCGTTTAACGGGCTAAGCACGACTTGGCCCGTTAATTGATTACCGGAAACGGATTGTTGAAAGCCCGTGTCAATTCCATTGGTAAAACCTGAATTAAGTGCTAACTCGTCACCGGAGAACACCCCGTCGTAAGCTTCGTATTGATTACTACTAGAATGAACAGCTCGGTATTTAGTTACAAATGACCCTGCCGACATCTCTGTTCGCAGTCCATCCATGCTGTTAAAACCAGTAGTTGCTACTAAACCAGCTGGCGTAATAGTTGTTGGATAGAATCGACTAGTGTTATAAGTGCTGCTAATAATGTCACCGGCATTGAACGTTGTCCCATTAATGGTTGAACCATTAATCGTACTAGTATTGATTGTTGGCGAGGTTAATATGCCGCCAATAAGTGTCATATTTTTAGCTGTTATGGCACCATTTTTATCTACTGTGAATGTTCCGTTATTGGTACTAAACGTGTTAGCCGTGATATCTGCTGCTGTCAAAGTTTTGTTAACTAAAACCGTATCGAGGTTTGCACTTGGAATGATAACTGGCTTCTTAGTATCAAAATAAACAGTGTCAGCAGATAGTGTTAACTGGCCACTTGAAGAAATCAGCGTACTGCCAGCTTGCACATTAATCTCATCAATTAACTCATCTTTCGACACTTTGATTAAGACATCATCAGACGTTTGCGCGATCATTGAATCTTGACCACCGTATACGTAAGGTGTAGCCGTATCACCGAGTTCTAGTTTTAATTCGGTAAAGAATAACCCAGAAGAAGCACTATTATTAGACCCAATGTTGTCAACTCAAATATAACCTTCGTTATCATTAGCACCAGTCGTAAAAGTAACCGTATACTGGTCAATCTGTGATGGCGAAGTCACTAAATTTTTAAAGAGCCCATGAACTGCGTCATAATCACTGGTGGAACCATAAGCCCTAGATAGTAAATAAACGTTTGCACCGACAACGTTAGAAGACGCAAAAGCTTTAAATTGAAACGTGTAGATTGTATTTGGCAATAATGGGAACCGATTTGAACCAGCGGCGGCAGTACCATTTTGAGCTGTATTTAAATAAAGCAGGGCCCCGGTGCCGTTCTGGTAGAAAGTATGTGTAGTCACTAATAGTTTCCGGTCAGTTGCCCCCCAGTTTATTAATGTCCAACCAGTAAGTGGGGTAGTAAAGTGGCTTGAATATGGAATTAAATTTGCGTTATTAGCCTCTGATTTGGAAGCTTTGCTAGCAATTAAATCTTTAGTTTGTGTTTTATAGGTCTCGTAATCGCTATCAGCAACCTTAGTAGACAATCCATTTGCTAACTCTGCAATAGTCACTGTTGATCCGTCTTTTAAGGCCGTTACTGCCTGACTAGTGATTTGATTGTTTTCAAAGGCCGTCTCGGCTAGCGCCCCGGTACTATCAGCAGCAGACTTAGCAACCGTTGCGTTAGAGTCGGCAACAACGGCTTGTGAGCTAGCGGTGCTAAACTCATTATTAACGTAATCATCTAAATTGCTCTGAACCTTACTTAGAGCCGTATTGTAAGTGTCGGTTAGACTCTTATAATTGTCCCGATTAACGTCACTAGCTTTAGTGGTATCCGTTAAGATGGCCGTCATAAAGGTATTCAGGTTAGTGTAGGCCGTGGTTAAAGCAGTCGTACTGATACTGGCCTCTTTAGCCCGGGCTAGAATCACATTATACTGACTTGTTAGCCCAGCATATTGTGCTGCTTGGGTCTGCTTTTCAATGACGCTCATTAAATTGGGATCGTTTAAGTTGGCAACTCCACTAGCCGCATTATCAGCCGTATTTTGAGCCTTGATAATTTTAATGCCATCATCGGTTAAGATGACCTGAGTTGCGTTAGATTCAGCCATCTAATTCACCTCCCTTCTAATCGGCCGTGCTATCATTTTCATTGATTGTCCCTTTATCAATCACACTAGCTACCGGCCGTTTGGTGATGGGAATCGTGTACACTTTTTCCTTTTCAGCTGAATAGGGGTCAATCTCTAGTACCCGGGTGTTGAAGGTCACTAACAAGTAGGCCTGTGTGCCCTGGTAAAAGACGTTACAAGTTTCAACTTCACGGCTTTCATCGGTTAGGTTGGGTAAGACCATATCATTGTCAAAGTAAGCTTCAAACTCGGCTCCTTTATGCACAACATTTAACGCCCACACTTTATGGGGATCGTCAGTTGTTTCAGCTTCACCACCACCGGCCGCAAAATAGAAGTAAGGAAAGTCTAGGCACTCAGATTGGTAGGTGTTCTTATTAAAGTCAATCCCATAATCCGTGATATTAAAGTTGTATAATACGTTGTAATGGCCGGCTAACAGGTCACTAGCTTTGAGAATATCAGTTGAGCCATCGTTATAGCCAATTGAGACCATATCATGTTGACGGTCATAGTTAATGCGGCCATACCCTTTAAGGGGCATAATCTGTTGAACTCGTTTATCGGTAGGCTGTAAGGTAACTCCCGGTAAATATGGGAAACGAACCAAGATATAGTTATGGTCATTCTTTAAGCTCACAATATTCCAGATATAGACTGTGTTATTAACCTCCTGCACACCGAACGTCCCACCATGTTGTCCGTGAACCTGCAACATCACTGACTGCACGGCAAACTTGCTATCCTGTAAAGCAAACATGGTATCATTAGAGCCACTGTCATCACGAGCACGACTAGTTAGGTACTGTCCATTGCTTAACCGTGCCATATATTGAGTCGCTGAGTGGGCACCATTATCATCAGGGCCATATACCCCTAGATAACTAATCCCAGTGGTATCTAGCTTAATTTCAGGGTCATCTTGGATATAGTCGGATTCAATTGTCCCGTGTAAGGTACCCACAGCATTACTAGCCGCATTAATTAAGTAGCCGGTTTGTTGGTAGCTGGTGTCAACCGTGCCATCAGTGTTATAACGGCGCCAAATGAAGCCCTTGCTATCAATGTACGATGAAATATTGGTGCTACCTTCCCAAGCCTGTAAGATTAAGCGCTTAGTCTGGGTAGTATCCGTGAAATTGTTACCATCAGGCGTTAAAGCAACTGGTTTAATCGAACTAGCGTCCTTTTTAGCTTTATCAACGGCTTTACTGAGTGCGTTCTGGTACTGTTCCATCCAAGCTGGGGTAGCTACTTGAACCGTTGTATACTCGCCAAAGCCGACTGTGTTGCCATAAGGGTTAGCAAAGCTGATTGTCCGTTGAATCACCCGACCACTGGCGTCTAATATCGGTTCAATTAGCTCATCTTTAAACCTGATCGTGGCACCTAATGGTGGATTAAAGTTTGGTGTTACATTCACCTCATAATACGTTCTAGGGTGGTTGTACAGTTTAAGCATGTCCCTAGCCCATGACTTTAAACCAGCCGAGTTGCTAATCTGATTAGCAGTAACCACCGCTTCATAGTAAAGGCCAGCTTGCCAATCCGGGTTATACTGCTGGTTAGCTTCATCATCAACAATGTAGGGCTTACCATCATTAACCGAGGCGATTGTGCTACCATTAGCCCCATAAGGAATCAATTTAGTTACGGGTGTTGATACCGTTGTCTGTTTAATGCTAGTCATGTTTTTACCGAATACCGCCTCGTTATAAACCACATCATTGTTCAGCTGGTCAGTAATGACACATACCTTTTTCGTGATATTCCCTTGTGAGTCAATCTCAACATATGGGTCAATTTCAACATCATACGTTTGAATGAGTGTCTGTAATAACGTGCTAGCTTTAGTCTTACCATCAATGGTAATAGATGGTGTCATCACATTAGTGGTCTGATAGTCTAGCGTCCAACCAGTCGCATTAAAACACTCGTTAAAGGCTGTCTGAATCGAGCTGGCACTAGCGGTAGTGGCTACCGGATAATGATGAGCTAAACTGTACAAGCATAGGTTGGTAAAGTTAGCCGTTGTAACATGTTTAACAGCAGCGGTATTGTTCTCTTCCACACTGTATATACGCATAACATACCAATGACCCGATAGCTCGTCATAATAGGCGAGATTGTTACCAGCCACCACCTTGTCTGAATCAGGTTGACCTTGAAGCACGTCTAAAGAGCCTTGATGGTCGAACTTTTTAGATTGGGCATTTAGGTTAACCGTGCCATCAAGCGTGTCATTAGTGCCCACATTAACGTCATCATCATATGACGTGCTAGTTGTGTCTGAATCAGCTAGTTGAATCTTGACGCTGTCGTTAGAAAACTTAGTGGCCCCATCAACGGTCAGAGTACCAATCCGCTTTAAATTAGGGTCTAGAATTAAATACTGGTTATTTAAAGCCATCTGTTAACCTCCTTATTTTAGTTATGTAAAAAGGCCACCCTTAATGGGAAGCCTTTAAGTGTTGCTACAGTAGTCTTGGTAGATATTTAAGTGTAATTTGTGCGTCATCTAGGTCACCAATCATAGTCAGGCTATTAACCCCCGGACTTAATTTAGGATAGTCCGTTGACCAGATTGGACTGGCTAGCTTACCGCCAACCGTGGTGCTATCAGTCTCACAATTTAAGACGATCTCTTGACCAGCACTAGCAATATATTTAGGTGCGTCCTGAGCCACGTCATTAACTTGGTAAATGTCTAGGTGGGTGATTGACATAAACGGGTTTTCATAGCCGACATTTTCGTCATCTTCAGCAATCGAGTGCTTAAAGAATACCCCGCCGATACCACCTAAAGCCGATTGATAATTTGAATTAGTGTCAACGAACGTCCCGTGCACGATTAGGAACCGTTTAGGGTCTTTACATGGTTGACCGTTGTGACTACCACTGGTGTAGTATTGCGTGATTGACCAGCTAAACACCTTACCATTCTTGATTAAATCCAGTTCCAGCCAGCTTGTGCTCAAGGCTGACGTCTCTTCTTTGTTAACAACGGTGATATACTTGTCAACTTTTTCATTAATGGTTTTAGTTGTCACCTTTCCATTCTTGTTGCGTGACCGTTTAACCACTGCCTTGGTCGTAGTACCAGTCTTAATCTTAATCTTTTGGTCACGACCATTGCTAGAACTACCTGAAGGGCCTTTACCCATAAATAGCGTTTCATGCTTACCATCACCGCCAGCAAAAGCACCACCCGGCTTAGTAATTTGTAGATAGCAAGTTGGGGTGCCACCTGAGCTAGAATCAGCTAGCCCGAACCGCCCTATTGTGGCTCCGTTAGGGTCTAAAAGCAGCACTTCTACCCGCCCCATTGCTCGCCCATTATGCGTTCCTGAGTGTTTAATGTGGTGAATCCTAGTTTTAACTCGGTAGTTAGTCAGGCTGTTAGTCATACCAGTAAAGCGAACACCGGGGCCATACCAGTTTGGTTGATGACTACCATATTGTTTAGACCCATTGGCGTATTTGACCATTAATACTTGGGTATCTCGGTTACTATCAGCCTCACCTTGATAAATGTAGTCACCAGCGGTCTTCATTTGAGCAATCGCATTGGCATCATTAGTCCATTCAGCCATCGTATTTAATACGTCACTGTTCACAACCTGCGTATAAGGCTGTACCGCCACTGCTTGGTCTTCATCACTATCTGGTCCTAGTCCATATTCACCACCGTTTAGGGTAAAGCCAATGTGCTTTAAATCCCGCTTAGGAATGACCTGAATGACTGGCTCCGTTCTAGCGGTACCATCAACAGTAATCGTGTTTAAGCCGTTCTTTAAGGGTGTTTCAACCTGTGGCAGGGTTGCCCGGGGATCAGACTGCACAAAGGTAATAGTAAGTGTCATGTCATACATACCCGTATTAATCGGGGTCGGGTCACTAATTGCGGTAATATGCCCCCAATAGGTCACCTTAGGTTCAAAGCCAAAGATTAATGGATACTCCTTGTTATTGTCACTAGGATCATCGCTTAGTAGCAGACCGCTTAAATTGTGCATAATCTGATTAAATCTGTCTTGATTATCAGCACAGTAAATAGATACCGGTATACTAATCGTCCGGCTAGTAAAGTCTGTGCCATTAAATTGATTGCCATACATGGCTGGTATATCAGTTACCTGTTCAGCCATGGCTGGTGCACTAGGCAATACCACGTTACCCATTTCAACCTGTAAATCGTCCCGGCTATTTAAACCGGCATATTCAAAATCATCTCGTTGTAAGGTCACGATTTAACCTCCTTTTTAAGTTTAGCTATGTAAAAAGGGTGCCCAATTAAGGACTACCCTTAGATTGATGGCTTTAATAGCCCATCATTTGTGAATACTGTGAATTAGTCTTGTTGTCAGATTTAATTGCATTAACCACGTCAGATTTAGCAATAACAGCTTGAACATTGCCCATGTTAGCTAGAATAGCTGACATTAAGCTGATTAGTTTATCAAGCTTCTCATTACTTTCACTGTTAGTAGACGCAACCTGACTACCATTGTTGCCATTTACAACCTGACTAGCCTGTGCAATTAGCTGGTTAGCCCGACTCTTGTTAGTCAATGGAAGCACCATTTCAGGCTTGTTATGTTCAGCAACCTCAATTAGCTGGTTAGTGTTGATAATACCACCGTTTTCGTATCCTTCGGGCCCACTAACACGAGCAAACGCACTAGCGCCTGAGCCATATTTAGCTTTCATATAATGGATACCAGCTAGCAGGTCATCATAACCGTTAAGCGGGTTGTTATGACCGGGGAACTTGTAAGCCTCAAAGGTTGGCCGAATGGTCTGAACTAGTCCCATTGATGGCATACCCATTTGAGCGTTACGGTCCCAGTGGTTAACCACGGTAGGGTCACCATTTGACTCACGTGCAATAACCTTCATCCAAGCTGAAACTTGACTAGCACTGGCCTCAAATCCGTTCTTCTTTAACGCCTTGATAACATCTGGTTTCCAACGTTGAACACCTGAACCACCGGGGTTACTACTACCGCCATCACCAAACTCATCAGCCAGCTTACTGATAAACTTCCAAAAGCCTGAGCCAACCTGTTTTTTAATGGTACCTAACAGACCACTAGACTTAGATGACTTATCCGAGCTAGTGCTGTCTGACAAGCCGGGGACTCGGCCGTAACCAGCAAACGAACCATAGCCACCGCCATGCACCTTACTGATACCCATGCCATCTTTTTCATTTTCAGCACTGTAGAACTCACCATTGCCGGTATAAACCCCAACGTGGGAGCTACCACCGGGGCCAAAGAATACTAGGTCGCCCGGTTTAGGATCGCTGACGTGTTTAGAAGCCCTGTATTGCTCACCACTAGTCCGTGGAAAGCTAATTCCAAGCTTCTTTAGGGTATACTCAACTAGGCCGGAACAGTCAAACGCACTAGGACCCTCAGCACCATAAACGTACTTGTTAGTGGCACCGTACTTCTCCATCGCATTAACTAGAGTAGAACTAGAAGCGCCACTGTCTAGACTGTCACTAACGCCACCCCATAAGGTTGACCACCATGTCTTAGCTTGTTTCTCAACGCCACTAAATAGACCGTGACCAATTTTACTCATGACACCTGAGATGCCCTTAGAAGACCAGCTAAATAGGTTTTCTAATGACTTGGTTGGGTGAGCTATGATGTTTTCAGCGGTCTTAAAGAACTTCTCTAGTCCATTAACCTTTTTACCAACCCAGTGAGTCACACCTGAGATACCACTAGTAACACTGTTTAGGATGTCACCAAAGAAGCCACCTACTCCAGTACCATTGGCATACTTAGTAATGCCTTGCATACTCATCAACATGGCTGTCTCACTAGCATTTAAAACCTCTGTGCCAGCCGGTAACATCATCTTAGTATTACGACCTTGAACAATACCTGAGTCACCGTTAGGTAGCATGACCATCTCTTTATTGCCAGTTTGTGGACTGTCATTACCATCATTTAGCATTGCCATAGTAGGACGTGTAATTGGGTTGCGTGACCCACTAAACATACCGGTACCTTCGGCAAAGTGAACATGTCCCAAAGGATGAATGGTTTCTTTGTTTTTACTACCAAATGTATGAATGACGCTGTTAACTGCATTGATACCACCGTTGATAATATCAATGACATCATTCATACCGTCTTTAGCAAAGCCCTTTAAGTCCTTCCAAAGGCCTTTAAAGATGTTCTCTACACCAGTACCTAGACTTGACCAGCCACCCTTAAATGACTTCTTAAAGGCTCCTAGCCAATCGCCCATGGAATGACCGAACACTTTAGTATGGCTAAGATCCTTGTTCCAGTAGCTATGCAGGTTAGACCGCATCGTATCCCAATGGTTGTTCCAACTATGTGACCAGCTCTTCTTCCAGCCAGCCCACTTAGTGCCCATGCTAGAGAAGAATGATTTAGTAAGCTTGTACGATCCATCCCAATTGGATTTTAGGGTACGCCCGTTACTAGACCAGTGGCTGGCCCAACTCTTCTTCCAACTCGATTTCCACGTATCCCACTTCTTGCCGACCGAACTAAAGAAGTTCTTGGTGTTCTTAACTGAGCCATCCCAATCAGCCTTCATTGTCTTACCAGTATCAGACCAATGCTTATTCCAGCTCTTCTTAAAGCTAGACTTCCAAGTGTTGAAACTATCTGAAATAGTCTTATACCACTTGCCAAATTTTGTCTTGCTAAAAGCCTTAGAAGCCTCGCTGACCTGTTTATCCATGGCCTTTTTCAAGCCCATTTTTTGAACATCCTTACTAAAACCTTTCGCCCATTTTTGAACGTTTTTACCAGTCTTAGTGTCCTTTAAGAACCAAGTAGCTAGGCCTGCAAATGGGTTAATCAAAGTAGTTAGAATTTCAGTCCTGTGTTTCTTAAAGAAGCTGCCGGCATTTTTGCCCCATTTATCCATGGTTTTGCCGACTTTACCTAGTTTTGATCCAACTTTCTTTTCCCAGCCATACTTGCCACTAAATAGCTTTTTCATCGCGTTACCTAGGCCATTAACCCACTTTCTAAATGGCTTAATGTACTTATAAGCGGCTACTAGACCAGCTGTCAAAGCGCCCAAGGCAACAACTACAATACCAATCGGGTTAGCATCCATGGCAGTGTTGAGTAACCATTGAGCGGCCGTTTCTTCACCACTAGCTTTAGCGGCTAGTCTTTGAGCCGTGCTTAGCGACCTAATAAAGCCAATTGCTTTACCAATACCACTAGTAACCCCTAGGAAGGCCTTACCAATACCTGCTAGTTTAGAAATAGCAAAATAGGTTACAATGCCTTTACCTATGGTTTCAATGGCACCTTTATGCTTGGCAATATTAGCTGTGGCTGAGGCTACACCATTCATGCCTTTTGAGGCGTCCTTAGAATGTCCACCAATCAGTTTTAAGGCACCAGCTACAGCTGACCATGCACCTTTAGCTAGACTGCCAACAATACTAGCGATTGCACCGCCAGCCTTTTCGATTGGCTTTTCATTCTTAACTAGAAAGCTGATAACATCGCCGACATACTGGCCGGTCTTCTTACCAAGTGTGCCAACTAGACCTGTTAGGGACTTCTTAACATCATCTAAAGCGCCCTTCTTTTTAGACACCCCATCAATAGCCTTTTCAACACCAGCTACTAAAGGCTTAGCAAAGGCCACCTTTAAATTGGTGTAAGTCCCTTCAATGGCCGCCATCTTACCTTTAGTGGTCTCACCGAACTCTGACCATGCTTTGCCACTTGTCTTAGCGGCTTTGACCATATAGCCTTGTAATTGTGAGCCAGTAATTTTGCCAGCCGCTAGTTGCTTATTAAAGGCACTAGTTGACATACCACTAGCTTTGATGATGGCCTTTTGTAACTCGGGTACTTGACTAAATGATCGTTTGAATAGGCTGGCTGTTACTTTAGAACTACCAGCTAGCTTAGCAACCCCTTGAGTTAGCCCGGCTATCTGGTCGCCTGATTTACCTGCGGCTGAACCATAACTAGTTAACACTTCGGTCATGTCCCGGGCTTTAGATGTGCTGTTGGTCATGGCATAGAATTTCTTCTGCATTTGGTCAATAGCGCCACCGGACATATTGGCCTTACTTCTAATGTCACCGATTTGAGCCGTCATCTTAGTAGCTTCGCTGTCAGACAGGCCTAAATTAGTCCATTGTTTTTTAATCGTGCCCCCAGCTTCGGCTAGTTCGTAACCTTGCTTGGTGACATCCTTAATATAGCCAACTGCACTAGACGCGGCCTGACTAATAGTATTACCAATGACATACCCAAGAGCAAAATGCTTGGTCTCGTCATTAGTTTTCTTTTCTTCATCACGGACTAAGCCTAGTTTAGACTTAGCTGAATCAAGCATTCTGGTAAATGCTGTTGGTTTAGCCTTATTCATGGCTGAATCTAGCTCATTAGTCTCACTTTTAAGCTTGGCCATACTAGTCGCAGTCTCATTAACCCGTACTTGCTGGCGCTTGTAGGCATCACTAGTAGCTCCACTAGCCGTCTTAATCCGGTCTAGTTCATTAGTTTGAGCCTTATATTGAGCCTCCATGTTGGAATAGGCCTGCTTTAAACCGCCTAAACGAGCTTTGTTAGCTTCTTCTTGCTTACCTTCGGATTCCAATCGCTCTACATAAGACTTACTTAAAGCTGTGCTTTGCTTATAACCCTTTTGTAGGTCGGCTAGTCCAGAGTTGTAATACTGTAGCTTTGACTTGGCCCGATCTAGTTGACCACCCATTGAGTCATATGACCGACTAGCCTTGTTAATCTGGTCAGATAGTTTTAAATAAGCTTCTTCACCGTCTTTAGTGTTTCTGTTTAGGCCTGATTGACGAGACTTTAACTCATCAATTTTAGACTTTTGCATCTCCATTGATTTAGCTAGTCCGTCTACCCTAGCTGAGGCCGCCTTTTGATACTCTCCGGCTGATTTTAAAGCTGTCTCTTGGGCTTTCCAGCCACTAGTGTTGGCTTTAACCTCGGCTGTTAGTTGTTTGAATGATTTAACGGCCTCAGCACTATCTAGACCAACCTTACTAGTCATCTCACGGCCAACTACTTTTTTAGCCATTTATTTTAACCTCCTTTCGACGCCACAAGTGTTACAGCCCATACGTTTCATTGATGGCTTCCAATGGGTCGATTAACTCAACACGATCTTCACGTTTACGTGCATTCAAGCTTTCCATCATGCTGAAAAAAGGACTGTCATTGAACTCTTTAGGCGATAGACCACCATTAATCAACAAATTCTGGGCAAGCAATTCAAAATCTTCTTGCTGATTTTTTAAGTCAGTAATCGTTTTTCGAAGCTTAATGTTGCGCTTGTGGCGGTTTATTTTGACGACTTAGCATCTTCAATAGCTTTACGTTCCTTCTGTTCATTTAAATCAATGTCATGGTCTGACATACCGCTTAGCCGCATGATCAAATACCCAATACCTTCACCAAGTTTTTCGGTTGATAAGTTATTGTCAATTTGTTCCATTTGCTTATCACTGTATTTCATAACAGTCCGCAAAAAATCCTTGACTTCAGTATTCAATTTTTCTTCGTTTTTTAAACGATCCAACACGGTAATCTCGGCCTCGGTATCTTGAGACTCAAGCATTCCAATTTGGACGTGGCGTGCTAACGTGTTGATTCGATTAGTCACAGTGACCTCCGTGGCTTTGTTAATTCCAAAATACTTTTTCGCATTGATTTTCATAAAAATTACCTCTTTCATTTATTTTTAGGTATGTAAAAAGGCCACCCAAATTAAGGAAGCCTTTAGATAATTAGTTCTATTTGCCAGTCGTACCGCCAGTTGTGCCGCTGGTTGACTTGGTATAGCCACCAAACGTTTCAGCCATAAGTTTATCCAGGTCAAAGTTAGTATCAGTCGACTTGGCAATCACATAAGGTTGTTGAACACCATTAGCAGCTAAGAAAATGTTAGGCTTTAATGGCGTTAAAACAGTACCATTTAAGGCAGTTGAGTAAGCTGCTTCACTGTTGGTATCAGTGCTGTTGTTAGATGCTTCTTCAACGAATTCGATGTTGTTGAAGCATTCATAAATCGAAATGTCGCCATCTAATGACTGTGATTCAGCAATCATGGCAACATGAGGCTTAGGCAATTGACGTACCCATGCACCGGTCGTGGAATTTTGCGTGAAACCTTTAAGCATCTGGTTAATCTTGAAATCTAGGTCTAAGGCAGTTAAAGCTAGGGTTGGCATAGACTTACCATAGCTAACTCTCTTGATTTGACCATTACCCCAACCTGGCGTTCCAGCCGCTTCGATGGTGGATACGTTGATTTGACTGAAGCCTTCGCCATTATGATCGGCAACATAGATTCCATCAGTAGATAGACCTTTGGTAGCGTCTTTAATTAAGTCGCCGTTATCGTCTAGCAAAGCAAAAGTCGCTTTGACAATGTTGTGTTTTGACATTTTATAAATCTCTCCTTTAAATCATTTCATTTTTAGTTACATAAATTGTTTTGGTTACTTGGTTGGTATCCGGGTCAGTCGTGTGGTGCTGACTAGATACAATTAACCAGCCGGCCGCTTTAAAGCTCTTCATTAAAGCTATTTCAGCTTCTAGCGGGTTAAAGTCGTCAGCTAGGTCAACCTTATAAAAGATTTGAATTTCAACACCCATGGCTAGGCCTTTAAACGTGTTGTTTGCAAGGTAGGCCGGGCTTGAATCGGTCTCTTGTAATAGCATGACTGTTAAATCGGTGTTGTCTGGTTCTTCATTAGGTATCGCATTAAGGTAGACTTTATCAACCCACGTTAAATTGAGGGCGTTAACTAGGCTGGCTACCTGTGACACTGGTAATAACACTAGTCATCGCTCCCCTTCTTAAATTCGTCTAGCATGGCGTTAAAGACATCATCTTGTGAGTCGGCTAGGTTCTCATCAACAAAGTGGTCAGCCCTAATATGTTTAGTACCATCATTTAGCCTCATAGCATTCATATCATGGTACTTGTTAGTCCAGCCCACAATTGAAGAGCCATCATGTTCACCGTCTATATCGTTGCTGTTATAGCTTATGTTGTCAGCCATGTGTCCATATTTCTCATCTTTATGACTTGAATAGTGTTTCTTTCTCGTGGCTTCCGTCAAGTTATCAGCCAATTTCTTAGCGCCAGCCTCGGTTATCCGCTCTTGTTCAGCCTCATTGGGAACTAACTTGTGGACGTCTTTAAGCCAGCTTGCTAGTTGGTCGGCCATATCATCGTTTGCCATCGCTAGGCCCCCTTAGTAACCTGCTTGAGCGTCAGGTAGTCATAGGCTAGATAGCTATTTGAATCGTCCATACTGTCGTTAACTACACTGTATAGGTTGCCTTGATACTGGCATTTAATGCCCTCTTTAACGGTGCTGTTATGACGTATGACGACCACGACTTCATCTAATTGTTCAGCCGTTAGTTGATAGCTTCTAGCAATGCTCCTCGTATAGGGGGCACACCACAGGCTAACTGTGACGACAAACGTCTGCTTACTAGTGCCATTAATCGGGTTCTGAACCGTCTTAGTGGTGCCAATTTTAAGCTTACGATTAAAGCTAGCCGGTGTAAGTTTATTTAAAGCCATTTATCTAGCCCCCTTAGCGAGACAAATGGCGTCTAAATGGTCAAGCATTAATAGGACCCCTTTAGGCTGCCCATTGGTTAGGTTACGGTCGTAATAAAGCGCCTGAGCCAACGTTACAATAGCCCGCAGGTATAAGGGACTGTCTGCAATATCTGGGTAAGCAGAATACTCAATGCTATCATTTACAATCAACTGACTAGATACTAACAAGCTAGTTATTGTGGCTAATTCCTCATCAGTTTGATCAATATGCAACTCATCGCATACCTGCTTAGCCAGCGTTTCATCAATTGTAATTTAGATAACCCCCTTTAATGGCCGCCTGGTTTATTACCATATTGTGTATTTATTGGCGGCAGGTTGCGTGTTACTTGCCATCACCAGTGGTCGACCCTGAAGTAGTTCCAGCCGTGCCTTTAATGTTGATAATTAAATCCTTACGGGCTTGAACAACATCTTCACGCAAGTAAATTCCTAATTGCTGATACCAAACATCGTAGGTATCCATGAACTTACCCGTGATTTCGTTGTTTTTAAAGTTAATAACGGCCTTTTGCAACGGCGCAATAATGATATTCACATCACCAGCCTTAGCGCTTGGAAACAACGTGTCGTCAATTACGATGACTGTTTTACCAAGAATCGTGCTACCAGTCCCCTTAGTCAAATCAGGTTGAACTAATGGGCGTCCTTGAGTATCTTTTAATTGGTCCAAAGCATTAAAGGCAGATTGAGACAAGACAATTGAAGCGGCCGCACTATCGTTTGGCTTCAACGTCATGTTGAGTGCCGTCTTGATAGCGGCAACTAAATCAGTTGCTTCCACGGCAGTAACACCATCAGTCAATGCCTTAATGATCAAGTCATCATCAGTGTTATCTCGTAACGTAATCATGCTTTGGGCCAATTCTGACTGCCAATCGTAGTCCGAATCACTTAGCAAGTCCTGCGAGTACACATAAGCTCCGGTCTTTGTTTTCAAATCCCAATTAATTGGAACAACTTTCAGCATATTGTTTTTAGCTGTCGCACTATATTCAGAATGATCTGATAATTTTTCATCCGTATCCCACATTACTGGCAACTTACCAGTTGAATGTTTAACAGATACAGTCCGAACTAAGCTACCTAAACGTGGGAACTGGTGTGTTTCATGTTCCACATTTAAAATATCTTGTGGGATAAGTACAGACCCATCAGATAAACCAATGCCACCGGTCACATCACGTGTCGTTTTGCCTTCTTTTAACACGGAAAGCATGTCACGCTTGTGAATTTCTAGTTCCTTGTCCTTGTTTAACGTTTTCACTTTTCCTGACCCTCTTTTATTTTTAGTTTTAGTTTTTGAGTCTTCCTCGAGTTCTGAATCATCAGAACTATCATCATCTGAGCCACCATCGTCGTTATCATCAGGATCATCATTCCGTTTAGCACTTTTAGTCTGCTTATTAGTGGAGCCAGTAGTGCTTTCACCATCGTCTTCGGTATTATCACCATCTTCTTTAGCTGAATTGCCCTTAGAATCCGCCTTAGAAGCGCGGTTTTCTTCTTCATTTAGCAATTTCAAAGCTTCGATTTTTTCACGCAGACTGTCACTTTTACTGCGTAATTTCTTTACTTCATCGACACTGCGTTTGATTTCGGCAATGTCACTATCTTCCTTGTCCAAAAGTGATCGTGAAGCAACCGTTTTAGCCTTTAACTCGGCTTCATTTTTTGCTAATTCTTCTTGCAAAGTTTCGATTTTCAAGTAATGTCACTCCTTTTCTAATAAGTCCAACAAAAAACCGGCCTTGAGCCGGTATTGTTGATCATCGTTAAATTGTTTAAGCCCTCGTGATACCGATACTGAGGTTTGCGTATAAGCAGGCAATGCTGTAATACTAATTTCAACTAACTGGTCAATTTGATTAACGGTATGAATAACATTGTCGTTATTATCAAATTCCCAGTCGTCATCAGCAATCGTGAAGCCAAACGAGCAGCCTTTTAAGTTCCCATTCTTGATGTTTTCATAAACATCTCGTCCTAACGTCTTGTTCGGCATGTTCAATGTGAATAAAACACCGTTCTGATCAACCTTTAATTCTAGTGAGCCACTATCGACCCGCCCTAGAATGTTGTCTAAGTTGTGGTCATACAGCGCAATGACACTGTTCATATTGACACCGTCGAAAGCGTCTGGACTGATATACTCGGTAAAGCCCATGTCTTCGCTGGGTTTGCCAAATACTACTGCATAACCGCTTACTTGGCCAATTACTGTGGTATCATCACTTGATAAATCACGAGTTTTTAAGTCTTGAATGTAAATGCTGCGAACATTTTCATCCTTATGAATCTTGGTTGCCGATAATTCCATTACTTATCACCCCCTTCTCGGCAAGCAATGTCTTAACTTCATCAGCATTGAACACAGGATTTGTTCCCGTATTGAGCTTTGAAATCATATCAATGATTTGACTACCATCTACATCCGTACTGTCACGAACATTCAATTTCAAATCAGGTAAATTTAACTTAAATGCCAATTCCGAAATCATCGGATTAATATACCGGTTCAATGAACTGGCGTAAAACGACATAATTTGCTGACTATTGCTTTGTGCATCTGCTTTTGTGCGGTTCAAATATGAACTAGGAACACCAAACGCTTCAGCAACCCGATCAGCAGACCAGTCTAAGTTGTTCAAGAACTTAGCTACATCGGCATTAATTTGGATCGTACTAAGCTGAGCTGACTGGTCCATAACGATGGTTTTACCGGCATTTTCGCCGGTATTTTGTTCATCAAAGCTATCTCTGATAGAATTTTTGGCATCTTTATCAAGTTTGGCATCTGGGACATTAATAATGGTACTTGGATTAATGCCATTTATAAGTGTGGACAATGTCAACCGATTAGCATTTTCACTAACCTCAACCGGGTAGATGAGACTATCTAAAGGCGAAATTCCCATGAATTCTTGTCCGCCAACAATTTCACCTGTCGGCATCAATCTGATATGAATCATTTCAGAATTATCTGCCACTACGGTACCACGATCATCGGTAAAATTAATTTCATAACTAATATTTTCAAGACCATCTGCTAAATTGACATTTACTTGTGACGTTGGGATCTGTTCTAACCATTGCGTAGAGCCTAATTCACTATGAATCAGCAAATAACTATTACCAGTTAGTAAGGTTTGAATCAGGCTAGACTGCCAAAAGGAATATCCATTAATCAATTTACTTGGCTGTTTCAGTAAATGGTCATATTTACCGGTATTCTGAAATGCGCAACTTGCAATATCGCTTGAAATTAAATTAATCATTGCAAAAATGTCGACATTTTGGAGTGCTCGACGTGCATCAACAAAATTGTGTGGAATAACTTTGCCATTGCTAACGCTGAAACTAGGGACATAGCCTTTACTGCCTAAAAATTGTGAGCGTTTCTCAAACATCTCAAATGGTTTATAAATACTAATAACAATTCACCTCATTTCTATTTTGGACTGTCATAACCCAAAATTATCGCAACTAACACTAGTGCAATTCCGAGCACAACCCATCCCAAAATAAGATTAAATAAAAAGGCTCCTATCACAATTGATAAGAAACCCAGGCAAATAAAAATAAATGGTACAAGTAACACTAATTTATCGAATTTCATATTTTAACCTCACTACCAGCCAAAATCACTTTTGAAATAATCGTTAACTTCATCTGGCTTCATATTTGCAAATGGGTGTTTAGCGCTGTCATCCACATCACGTCGGTTAGGACTGGTATACCAATATTGAGCTTCACTAATGGCATCAATAATGGCGTCAACACAATCAATTTTAGCTGAATGTACCGCTTTATCGACCTTCACACCATAATTATTACTGGTAAGTACCGCGTTAGTCAGACTGTATTTTAGAATCGGGTCATCATACATGGTAATTAAGCCGCGAATAAACTGTTTTTGTAGCAACCTCGTTGGCGCATCTAAAGATAAAGTTCCTTGCCTCAACGTTATAAATGGCATTTCTGGATGGTTATTATCCATCCATTCCACCATTGGACTGGCCAAATGAGCATCATAGATGAAAGCTTTAACATTTAAGCGATGTTCTTCAATAAAATCTAGGAACCAATCACCAATAATCTGTTCATCAATCAGTCCATCTGTATTTCTAGCAACGTCCGCATATCCCTTAGCTTCCGCATCACTGTAATTAATGCCATCATGTTTAGACTTCAGCATAACGTTCTGCTGTGAGTGCGCGGTTGGCACAAACGAATGTTGGTAAACAAACATCATTTGACGTTCTTTTTTGAAATATGGGAAAATGAAAGCCAACGATGAATCATCGTCAAGTCGCGACATATCCAAACCAACATAGACGTCACGGCCGTCAATTGCGAATGAATCGTTGGCCACTACTGATTTTTGAATGTCATCTAGTTGCAAATACTTATCTTTTGAGACAGCCAACCACATGTTTAAGTTACGATTCTGAAACCAAGCAACATTGCCAGCACTTTCCCGCTTATCCTTTTCATCAAGTAAGCCTTTTAGCAACCGCTCGTGCATCTCAGTTAGTCCGAGCAGCGGATTTGATTTCTCCCATGTATCCGGGCGATCTGTTTCATCGATTGAGTCTTGCTCCCAGCAAAGGAATAGACTAGTTTCAGACTTACGCTCATCATCTTTTTCAATGACTTGCGTCAATCGCTGATAGTCATGAAACATCGGTACATTGCTGTTTTCGTACGCCGTTGAAATTGCGATTAATTGCTTATTAGTTTGATGAATTTGGCCAGACGATAACTTGCTTAGAACATCGTCATCATAAGCAGCATCTCCATATTCATCCAGTACCGCCGTATTGCAGTGATAGCTATCCCACTTACCGGAATTAGCCGTTAGCCGCAGAATTTGATTTCGTGACTTAAAACTTTGAATCAGATCAGCCGAAGCATTAATATCTTTTGCCTTAATTCGCTTTCTAAAATACGGTTGGCTTTCAGCAAGGTAATCAATGGTACTGCCTAAGTACCGGAACCCTTTCTTACTGATTTGTTCAGTCGTCCCAGAGTAAGCGAAGTCCAAATTTTTACGATTGCCAGCTTCAATTAAATAGCCATAAGTCAATATAATGTTCATCAGATAAGTTTTACCGTTAGTTCGCGCCACTGAAATTAGCGCATAAGTAAAGCGTTTCTCACCGCTCTCGTTCCGCCATCCCTGCAGCAAGCACAAAATAGCTTGCTGCCAAACCATTAATGGCATAGGCTTGCCGGATTCCACGTCAGGGCAAACCTTGGCATAATCAAGAATATGGTGACATTGTTTCAGATCATACTCGTAATTGAACGCATCGTCATAGAAGCTTCGTTTCAGATCGTTTAGGTGACGGAATAACGCCAGTTTCATCTTTAACCCTGCCATTTGTTTACCACTAAGTACCAGATAAGCATAGGCGGTAGCTGGGTCACGGTAAGCCTTCCAGATTTCGTCAAAATAGCCTTCATTATCTAATTTTCGAAATACAGAATCAACCTCCACTCCTCGTTGGCTAAAATCAAACTGCTGCACTTTAGAACTCGCCATCATCATCATCTCCAAACGGGCTATCTTCGTCATCATCATCAGGGTCACCAAGCTTTAATAGCTCAGCACGACTTTGCGGGGTCAACCCAAGCTCTGAACTTATCGCCCGAATATTCTTTGTTGCCTTATCTAGGCTGTCAACTGCAGGATTTTTCTTGATAGCCTTCAATTCTTTATGAATTACTTTGCCCTTGCTATCGGTGGAATAGTCAAACACTTCAAACTGGGCACCGTGTTCGTTAATGCTCTTGGCACTACTTCGCAGTACAAAATAGTTATCACATAACGCTTCAACCAGTGTTTTATCCATCTCGTTAGCAAAAGAATTGTCTTTTAACATTGGAACGATTCGCCGCCACATATATCGGGCAATCCCCTCCATATATTTAGGTGGCTCGTCAGGCAAATCTTTAATTTTCAATCAAACCACCTCCATTAATTAGTTAGGGTGCATATAGCGACCACTTTTTAGTGATTTTATGTATGTAAAATACCTTAACGTTGCCATTTAGCGGCTAGCTAAGGCACCTCAAAAAAGTTTTGAAAATTGCTCGCGTAAAAAGAACGCCACCATGTTGTGATTGCTCCTCGCCTAAACGCCGGTGGGGGGGGCTATTTGAGCCGTTCTTTAATAATTTTTTGCCACCATTCTCGTTTTGCATGTTTCAAAACTGTATTGCCGTTATCTTTGTCAGCAATCTTCATTTCAAGATTCGTTTTAATATTGTGACAGCGGTAGCACAGTGTCCACAAATTGTCTTGGCTAAGTCGTTCCTCATTGCTGGCTTTCAACGGATGAATGTGATCAACAATCTTGCGATCAGTTACTGCATTACCACACACTTGGCATGTCGCCATATCACGGCTATAAACGTAATCTCTGATGGTCTGCCATTGCTTAGTGTGATAGAACGTGTTAGCTTCTGGGTCGCGCTTAACGTGATTGTAATAAGCCTGATGGTCTTTACGTACTTGCTTACCCGAATCCGTTTGGCTTTGATGGTTTAAGCTAGCTTTGTAATCAGCTTTACGCTGTTCGTTCATCGCTTCGTGTTTATCACAGAACGATTGACTCTTTGGCACTACCTTATTGCAACCACCCCAATTGCAATGTTTCATCATCATTTTGACTTGCACTGTCCGATACCATATGGTTTGTTTAGATCATCTATCATTTCAATTTGATAACAGCCATCGTCGGATTTATTCCAGCTTAAATTGATTCGCTGTACATTTTCACGTTCTACCCCGTCAATGAATACTTTAGGTGTGTCAGCAATGTCATCAAACTCAATGCGAACGTGCGGTTGGTTAGTTGTGTTAGCAGTATTTTTATCAGTGACAAAACCACCATGTTCGAACCAATTATCAGGGCCTTTAACTACTTTATTTGGCTTAAGACTAAGCGAGTGTTTCCCGCGAGCTGGCACTGGCGCTGTTCTGTTTTTGAACATGTTACTTCCCCGTTTCTTTGGTTGAATGCTGTTAGGCCTCGTTGGTGCTTCGCTTCTTGGCTGATCAGGCTCGATACTTTTGTATTTATCTTTTCTTCCAAACATGTTGCTTCCTCCGTTTCTTATCCAAACTAAAAGCGCCATGCTGTTTAGCACGACGCTTCATCCATTTATCTAAGTGGGCATCCATCTCTGCTTCTTGTGGCGTGACGTAGCCGTATTTTGTGTTAATCATCTTTGCCATAAGGTGCCTCGTTGTCTTTCATATTCATTGTAATTCCTCCTCGTATGTATTAAAAAACTCCCGCCAATAAGCGAGAGTCAGTTTGGAGAGTTATTCTTGGTTCTTATTAGTTCCAGGATTCTGGATCCCAATCCACAATCATTAGTCTCTTAATCTTCATTCCATTTATAACTGCTTTACAGTAATATGGACGAGACTGTAGAAACATATCACGCCACTTATCTTCGGCATGCAAATCATCGGCAATTGTAACGTTATACGCTTTTCCTACATGCAAGTAACTAGAGTCCGTTTCCTCTATCTCTATCTTCCCGTTACTCGTAGTATAGTTGCCTGAAACAATTTTGCCACGTATTGAAAAGGGATTAGGTGAAATTAAATCATCAGGAACAAACATCTCTTTTGACTCACGTTTCAATACAATAGGCTCAGCTTCCGCCTGTACACTATTGTTTCCTACTTTACTGAAAGTTACCGTTTCTATACCAGTCCCGTCAACATTCTTTGTCATATTTTGTAACGGTTGCCGTATCGCCTCAGCCATCTCAGGTACTTTTTGATCCGTAGTAATGTTAACTGTACCACTACCATTGTTGACAACTGAAATACCTTTTTGTCCCGGGTTTTGTGTAATCACAACATCTTTCCCCCTTTTCTTAGCATCTGATTTAGCCTTAAAAAACTCTATTGAAGTCTTAATAGTTTCCCAAATAAATTCTTTGTTATCAACTACGAACGGTAAAGCAGGTAATGCTATGTCCTTAAGCTCAACACAAAGTTCAGTTAAAAACGAGCCTTCTTTCACGTCCGTTATTCTCAAATTAATTTTATCAGCATCACTTTGGGTAAATCGCTGTCTTTGATAGGAAGCCAAATAAGTTTCATTAACTAATTGTTCGAAATTTCCTAATGTTTCCAAAACTAACGATAAACTGTAGCCTTGATCTTTTTGCATTTCTTCTCCGGCAATACGCAATGTAAAGCTGGAGTTACCTGAATATTTATTTTTTTTAGACATGGTTGCACACTCCAAAGTATTATTAGTTAATTTAAGTAAACAACAAAAAGAGCTACAGTTCAATAAACTATAGCTCCCAACTAATAATATATGGAGTCATCTCCAGTATCGCCGGTAGGCCTCGAACCTACATCCCATTGTGGCTTACCAATTAGCCCACGGCGATTACCAGTCTGTAATTTGGAGGATTACTTCATGCACGTCAATCACATTTGGCATACTACCAATTTAGCACGATTATAGGGGTCAAAAGTCCACAATTAGTCTCAATTTAAATCGTATAATCCTAATTTTTTTGCGCATTTTGAAATAAACCGTGATTTTAGCCTAAATGCAGTTGCGCGGCTAACATTAATGCAGCGACTAGATATCAACCCATCGATTGTGTATTGCTGGTGCTTTTTGAAATACAATTCATTAATAATCACCTCAGTGTCATGTTCAGCACCATCCAAGCAATCGTCAATCACTTCCCGCTGATGTTTCAAAGCATTAATGCGTCGATCGTCATCAATCGTGATAATCGTGTTGAGCGTTGTTTCTGGGTACTTGTATTGTGCCTTGCCACCTCCGACATTATCATCACGTGGGACAGTTGGATAACGCAATTCTTGTTCACGTTTCTCGATATACTTGTCAATCTTGGGATAGTCACGTAGAATATCTTCAACTTTTCTAATCGTCGTTCGTTTCACTACCAATTCCCCTTTCACTCAACTCTGCAATGTCAGCAATGAAGTCCTGACCAATTTGTGCTTGTTGCTCAGTTGTCAGTGTCGCGTTCATTTCCAGGTTGGCAACTGTGGCTTTCGTTTGGATTGCTTTGGCACATTCGGTGTCAGTCATTTGTCCGCCTCCAGTAGCTCCGGGTTAGCGTGCACGTTGCCAATAACCTTTGAACCGTGAGTTTCACCTATAAGGTCAAATCTGCTGATAGTTCCAACTACATCAGCTAAAAATTTACCGCTAGCAAATTTAACAATTGAACGATACTTCCGATTTTCTAAAACATCGCCTTCATAAATCTCGTTGCCATTCACGTCTGTCAGGCCAGTAAACTGTTCAACAACATACCTACCAGGGAACACAGACTCATCCACCACTCCTCTGCAGGTTCTTTTTTGCAATCTGCCACTTAAACCAATTGTTAAGTCCTCAAGCCTTCCCATATAGGCTTGATAAGTTGGCTCAAAATACTTGTTGGTTCCCTTGTCCCACGCTCTAAACTTAATCATCGTCGCCATCTCCAATCATCTGTTAGAACTCGATAGTTCCAGCGCTATCACAATCCATGCTGTAACACCGATAAAAGTAACCCCATGCCAAAATCCATCTAAAAAATTCCCGATAATGAGTGCCAAACATAGCAATAATGTCATAGCCAACCCGATTTTATTTCTAATACTCATTTTTAATCCTCCCCGAACGCTTCAAACGCCCGCTTACGAATGTTGTATGGCTCATATTCCTTGGCCAATTGCTTGCTATCTAATGCTTTAGCTTTGTTTGCTTCGGCGTGTTGCTTCATTCGCCGGTGTTTCCGTTTAATTGTTGAACGCTTCTTAGTGTGTTTAGGCATCTTCGTCCTCCGTAATGTAGTATTTGTTTTCGTCAATCGCACGAATACGCCTATCAATCCAACTGTTACTCCGTTTTAGCTCCCGAGACGTCCTAGTTTTACCCTGCTTGCCTTCCATGACTAATTTAATGGCATTATACTGGGTACGCGTAATCTCCATGTAATCGCCGGATACAGCCTTAATTCCAGGCATCTTATGCAAGTTAGCTAGTTTGCTCTCAGGCACGTTATCCATGCTGCCATATCTCGCTTCTAGCTTATGAATTACTTCCAGTTCTTTAGGCCAATTTTTGCTTGTCATAGGTTAGCCTCCTTTTGATTCTAATTTAGCTAAACGATCTGCTAAACGCTTGCGATCATCGTCACTAATGTGATTATTTGTTCCATGATTAGCATCATATTGTGCCTTTTGGTCTTTAGCCCACTGAGGAATGATTTCTTTACGAGTGTTCTTTTGATAACCTCGGTTTTGTGGCTTAGGTGTCAAATCTAGTTCATCATCAAAGCGTCCGTTAAACCAAGTTGCGCCATTTAATGGGTGATACCAGTTAGAATTAAGCTTGATATACTGCTTGTAGCGGTCTAACTTGTTAAACAGATATTCATTCGTGTGATCAACTGATTTTTTTCGCCAAGCCTTGTAATGATTAAAAGCTTGTCCCTTGCCTTTTTTGTTTGGGTAGACTTGCCAAATTTCTTCAAAATCTTTTTCAAGTTGCACAAGCGGTGTGGCGTTAGCCGCACTATGTTTTTTATTACTTGTATTATTAACTGTAGTATTAATACTTGTATTATTAACTCCCAAATTATTTTGGGTAGGGGTATGCAAATTATTTTGGGTAGGGTACACAAGAATTTTTATATACCTATGCAAAATTTTTTGTGTACCCTCTTCGTAGATAACTTCTCTCACGATGTGGTTATTAATTTCTAATGCTTTTAGCCAATTCTGAATTGTTTGCTTAGAAACTCCATATAATTTTGCGAAGTAACTATCGCTTGCCCAGCAATACCCTTTTTGATTACATAAGGCTGTTATCTCGCCATACAATAATGATGCTTTTCCCGGAAGATTGTTGTCATACCTGACGCTTGCGGGAATAATGGCGTAATAGTTTGGTCTTTCAACTGTTTCCGTCATATCAGTTCCTCCAATCATGGGCCTTCCACCCACCCGGTGTATTAGTCACTGCTGTATTTGCCTTTCAAGCCAATTCGTTTTAATGTTTCTTTATCTAGTTTTATCCCATCTACTGGGACGTGGTATTTTGCACTAAATGCCACTTGTCCTATAGTCTCAATTTCAATATGGTGCTTACGACATAGCGCCATAACAAACCGCTCAGTGTGATCAACCTTGGTTCTATTGCCGCCCGCACCAATTGTCGAGCCAACAACATGATGAATATCTGCACGTTTACCGCACACTGTACAAATTCGGTGGCGGCAACACTGGAACAGGTAATATTCTTGCTCACGTGGTAATAGTTTATAGCCTTCCTTGAACGGTACGTGCCACTCGAACATGAAGTCGATGACTAGGTCTAACAACTGGTTAGCATCGCTCACAGACGATTCTGTGGTGTCTGACAGGCTAATCTGCTTGCCAAACGTATATGACTCATACTGACCGTAGAACATCGTTTTCAAAAAGTCCTGCGGGACAATGTAGTAATCAGCAATATCGTTTAGCAATGCGAAGAACAAGCGTCGTTGTTGTGGCCTAGCTTTGCGTGTATCAGCTATCTCCGAATACGTGTAGTATTCGTCAGCAGAGCCACTGACCGTCTCAATATGGTCAAGATTAGGCTTATGAGGGAGCTTCTGAACCTGATACCACTCGCCATCTTTTTCAATTAACTTAGTCGGTAGCAGTTCCACATGATCACCTCAGCTTAAAACGGCAAGTCATTGTCCGTAATATCAATCTGGCCGCCATTATTTCCATACTGATTTTGGCTGTGATCATCTTTTCTATTACGGCTATTGTTTAAGTTGCGGCTATTACTATTAGCACCTTGATGATGTTCAGATTCAGCCCGTGGTTCAAGCAATGAGAAATTATCAACGACTACTTCAGTAACGTAAATACGAGTTCCCTGCTGATTTTCATAGTTTCTCGTTTGAATGTGACCATCAATTCCAATAAGTGATCCTTTATGTGTGAAATTAGTGAAATTTTCAGCAGCCTTCCGCCAGATGACGCAGCTAATAAAATCAGCTTCACGTTCTCCATTTTGATTTGTAAATTGTCGATTTACAGCAATCGTGAACGTTGCAACCGCGGCACCGCTATTCGTATAGCGTAATTCTGGATCTCTTGTAAGCCTACCAACTAAAACACTTCGGTTAATCATGCTTTTTCACCCACCTTATCCGTTAATTTTTCAAGTTGTTCCGTAATTAGCTTAATCAATGAATTTGCCATGTCATGACGTAATGCACCAATTGTTGTTAACCCCAGATATCCCTTCTGAACATCCTTTGCTGGTTTACCAGTAGTTTTAGCCATTTCGTTAAACAGATTAGTTAACAATTTTTGCTGATTATGATTGGCCTGTTCGAACTGCGGTGCACCATCATTTGCTGACTGACCATCATCATCGGTTTCAGAGTTAACGCCAAACGTTGTACTCAATGAATATCGCCGTGCATAGGTCATGGCGCTACCGACATCTTGCGCTTTGCCACTTGTTTTGATTTCAGTCCATGATGATTCAAATCGATAACCGTCTTTGTGAAAGACAATTGTTCTAACCGATACGATTCCCGCATTTGTCTTAGTATCTTGAAGCCAGGCCAATCCAGTCTCCTTGGCTCCTTCGTTGATGGCCTTAATCAAATCTTTTAGCATAACATAATCATATTTTGTGCTTTTATAACTAACGTGTCCGTTTTCTTTTGGTGCAACAACTTGCTGTTGAAATAATGCTAATGCACTAGCAAATGCTCCCATAGTCTTAGCTTCTTCAAGACTCATTAGTTCACCGCCTCAAATTTAATGCCATTCTTTTTCATATATGAAGATAGCCCCCACATCTGGTCTTTAGTGGCTGTAATTTTCAAAGTTCGAGTAAGAGACACTACTTCGCCAGTGTCTGTATCGACAATTTTACCGGTGCTCGTTTCTTGCTGATGCTCTGCAGCCACTTGCTGTTTAAGCTCTCGCTGACGTTCACGTTCTTTGGCTGATTCAACTTGCCGGTCAATTGCTTGCAACAAGTACTGGACATCCTGTCCTTGCTTCAACTGGTCAATCCATGGGATGGGATCAACGTCGACTGCTTGAGCATACTTGGTAATCATCGTTGTGGCAGTAGCCAACTTATCCTTGGCTTGCTTTACCACCGTCATCGACGATGCAACTTCTTGAGTGATTTGTTTGTTGCTGATGCTCTTATTCAGCCAACGAGGATCGAATTCAATTTCATCCACCTCAACGTCGTAATTGGGTGCCATTTCAGCGATCAAGCCCATCACGTCAACTTTGCGTTGTTCGCCGCGTTGAACTTCCAGCTCACCAAGCCCTTCATCAATCGGATCAATGATCATATCGATGCTAGCTTCCAGCTTTTTGACTTTGGTTTCAAACTCACGTAATGGTTGATTATAATTTCGCTTGATTTCTTTGCGCCGATCATCAAGCACCTTTTTGAGCTTGTTCAATTTGGCTCGCACTTGCTTGCTGTCAGTTACGTTATCTTCGGTGATTACTAAATTCGAGTAGCGTGATACATATTGCGCAATGGACGCCTGCAATCCTTCCAAATTGTTAATTTTGATTGGTACCGGTTGATAGTCCACCGTGTAGTCCGGAAGATTAATTACTTCATTCACCATTATTCGAGCCCCCGTAATTCGTTCAATTCTGTCTCACTCTTATCCAACATCTTGTACAATTTGGTTAGTGATTCGCCATCACTGATCCAAATACTGTTGATAACGTGTTTTAGAAATTTGATGTGATTGTTAACAATTTTGTCCATAACTACCGTCCTCGCTTTCTTAATGCTTGAAAACATTCCTGGTTAGTGTTAATATTTCATTAACCATATAGGTTGCTTGTAGCTCACTGCTCTTTCATTCCAATCCGGCAGTGGGCTTTTTTTGTTCCTTAGCTTGCCAATATTTAAGTTTAGGCCTATTATTGTTTATAGTATCTTTTATCTTTCCCTAAGCCATCACTAGTTGCTGCTAGCGATGGCTTTTTTGCACTCGTTTCCAGTCGTGGAGTGGTAAAACTGATACTTTTGCAAGGTTATCCCTCCTAATACATTGGTGGCAATGTAAACGTCCATTCATCGTTGCTTTCTTCATCCGGCTCGCAAACATTAATATCGTGTTCTTGCAATTCAGCAATAAACTCTTCTGAATAGCTAAAACATGGACGTCTCTTAATAACTCCATCTGTGTCGTAAGTGATAGCATTAATCAGCTCACGTTCATCTGCACGAATTGCGTTATACTTACGTGCTCTTAACGCGTGCTCAATGTCTTCTTCATACATATTGTTTCCTCCTTAAATTCCAAACCAGTTTCTAATCTCACGGCGCTTGTACCATACGGATGTTAGCGCCCAAGTTAATAACGCTACTTCTACCCAATTCGGTAATACAATCATTATTTCTCCTCCAATTTAAGCCACTCATTCACTGCGCTGCCCCGCGCTACTATTGTTATTGCATTACAGATAAGATCGCTTGCTCCAACTCTTTTGGCTTGTAAAGTACCTTGGTACAATTCGGCAATCGACGCTCAATTGCTCTTATTTGCGGTAACTTCTTTAGATCATCAAACACAGCTATTGAAATACATAGCATTTCGGCTGCCCGCTTTCGGTCAACAAACAAATATTTTTGTGTTACTTTTTCTGTCATTGGTGCCAGTATTGCAACTGCTTCGCTTTTTGCAATTTGGTCATAATGCTCAACCAACGCTGTATTGACCATTTTTCTCACTCCTTTCGGTGTATAATTAGTTATTCCAATTAATCGAGGTTGTAATTATGAATAACATCTTCAAAGAACTTCCGTGGTCTACGATTCGAGTCCTGAAATATATTGTTAAAGAATGTAAAAAAGAAAACTTTGTAGGCTCTTTGGATATTAGAAAACATTTCAATTTTCAAAAATATGAAGAACAAAAACATCTTGAATTGTTGAAAAAACATGGCTTCATCGACAATACTGGCAATTTTTTTGATAGTCCTGCCATTGATAGATTTCGCGTAACTGCTAAGGCTTGGACATCCGTAGAAATGTTTACTGAATCCCTGATTATCTTTTTGGTCTCATCGTTTGTAATACCAGCAACAATTTCAGCATTGACTACTCTTATAGCTAATTACTTAATAAAAAAATAATTGCCGTAATTATCACAGTCCCAACTACAATCAACGGCCAAAAGTTGACACAACACCATGCTATAAATAGAATTGTGGTGCCTAGTGCGTCTTTAATTCTTTCCATACTGCTCACCTCCTATGCTGGCTGTTCAGCTAAAAGTTTGCTTACTGTCGTACCTGCCAAGTGGGCAATTACCATCAATCGCCGCTTGTTAGGCTTATTTCTACCCTTTTCCCAATTGTTAACTGTTCCACGACGGCCTTTACCCGGTTTACCATCAATACGAGAAATAAATTCTTCCATGGTCATACCGTTATTAACGCGTATCTCGCGAATACGTTTACCTAACATCGACGCTTCCATATTTGCTTCGGCTCCTATGCTGGCTCTTTGTCGAATCTAAGTGACGTCTGCCGAATAATCGTCTTAGTTGCTGTAGATGGCTCCCAGTCGTTAATAAAGTCCATTACCATCTGGTAGTCCTTCTTGCGTAGCATTGACCGAGCGCTCACGTTAGCAATCTTCTTGATGCCACCGCCGATATCTTTGAATAGCTCGCCACGTTGTTTCTGTGTGATATGACCATAGCTATGTGCTACTTCTGACACACGCTGATTAACACGCCGGTTAAGCGCACTATATTCAGGATTTGGAATAACTTGGTTCTCCTTGAGGTCTTTCACATCGCCCTCCACGCTATCCAGGCGTTGGTTAGTTTCCTCATTGGCTTGCAATGCCAATCGTGCAATGGCTCGTGGTGATGTTGGCAGTGCCAATTGTTTCGGGTTAAAGTAGTTTTCTTCCAGCTCATCAAACATGTCCCAAGCTTGATCAGTTCCAAGCATTTTAGAATGCCGGCTAGCACAGCGCTTAGTCCAAAGATATAAAGAACTAACATGTTCATTAACCAAACCGCTTTTTGCGTATTGGTCCTTAAACCGCTTCAACAAATCGTTTGAAACCAAATAGAAATGCTTTCCTTCGATGAATTTGTCTTTATTCCTTTTAAAATTTTCTTGGATTCTTCGCGATGTTGTTCCATAAAACTCAGCTAACTGTTCAGTGGTTAAAATTAGATCTCCGTTAAATTTAACTTGTTGTACTTCTTGCATGTGAATCATTTCTACCTACCGATTTTTAAATATATTGTGATATGATTGATTATCAGCACTGCAATGCTGAAATAAACGAAAGGATGTACTTAACTATGATTATGTTAATAAAGCAACTATTAGAAAATGGTCCAGTCGTAATCCATTTTACGAATGGGGAATCATTTGAAATATCTTCCCTTGAAGTTAAAGGATTGCCAAACAATCATACGTACCATGCAGTAACTGCTGACGGTACTATGCTGTTTTTTGAATCTAGTGAATCAATTAATTTTGTGTCATCAAAATAGTTCTTTACTACCAACAAGTCTTGAAATGGCTGCAACCATTTCAGGGCTTTTCTTTGTTTCTTCCATATTTAACACTTCAATTGCAAAGTCGATGATTTTGCTTTGTAGCTTTTTGTAATTGTCTTCTTGCATGTGAATCATTCCTTTCTAATCTTGGCTTTTAGGTGGCAATAACAATCGATAATCGACTCCAAGATATTCACCAACTTTTTTTAAAGTAGTAATCTTAGGCGGCACTCTATCCCAGCGATAAATGGCCTTCTCACCAACACCAGAATTCTTGCCAACATCTTCAATGCTTTGATGGCTTTCATATGCCAGTTGTTTAATGTTACTAACAAGTCCGGTCATGTTTTCACCTCCCTATATGATATTTTTGTTGCACACTAGTACCACAAGTGATACTATATAGGCATAGGAAATAAGCCATTTTTTCTAAACTACCAGGTCTGAAATTATTGGCATTCCATTTTATTATTGCGGCTAATATTTAAACCGCTCCTTTAACCTATGACCATAGTGTAATACCATATATGATACTTGTCAACGGTTAAATACCATTTTTGATACTTTTGTTTTATTAAGTTGACTCGAAGGGATGTTTACTATGGATACTGTCTCAATTATTAAAAAGCTTTCATCTGACCAGGGAATTTCGCTAAAACAACTAGCACTAAATTTGGGCTTTGGTGAAAACACAATTTATCGCTGGAATACCAAAAAGCCAACGATAGATAAGCTCCAAAAAGTTGCAGACTACTTTGATGTATCGACCGATTATCTACTAGGTAGAACTGACAAAAAACGATATTATGAATTAACGGAAAAAGATCAAAGGGATATTGGCAAAGAAGTTGACCGCATGCTTTCCGGATTAGATTCGAACGCAGAGGTTAATTATTATGGTGAGCCAATGACGGATGATGATAAAGAAAAGATGCGAGTTGCCATGGTTGCTGCTTTACAGGCTGCCCAATTAGAAGCTCGTAAAAAGTTCACACCTAAAAAATATCGAGATAAAGATTAGGCGGCGATTCTATGGCTTTTGAAAAAAATGCAGTTTTAGCAGCTCATAAATTAATCAAAAAATACAATACAAGTGATCCTTATGAGCTAGCGAAAAAATGTGGTTACATTTTACTTTATGCTGATCTTGGAGATATAAATTATGCACAACGCGATTACTACAAACGTATCAATGTAATTACTTTAAACAGTCGTTCAAATGAAAGCCTTCAGTATTACTCACTGGCACATGAAATTGGGCACGCTGTACTTCATCATGGATTCTCAACTGCGTTCTTTCGCCAATCAGGTGGTTGCGGAATGGTCAACTGGGCTGAAAAAGATGCCAATGAATTTGCAATGCAGATTATGCTGGCACGATTTAGCGATGAGGATGTTAAACGCATGACTAAATATGAATTAATCGAATCCATGGGATTACAAGAAAACCTCGTAAGATATATTCAATAAATTGATGCAAAAACGCCGTTCACCTTTCTCATTTAGCAGTATCATTATTGTAATGAGATGGGGGGGATGCAGCTTGAAATATGCACATAAGACTTACGAACTGATTATAGGAATATTGGCTCTATTCTCTGTAGCAATTACCATATTTGATTTTTCCGGAGTTATCAACTTGAATAGCACTCCATGGAATATAGTCGATGATGGAATACTAATTATTTTCACATTAGATTATGTGAGTAGATTTATCGAGGCTACAGACAAAAAATACTTTTTCAAACACAATATTTTTGATTTGCTAGCGATAATACCATTTAATTCAATGTTTACTTTATTCAGGTTTTCAAGAATGTTCCGAGTTCTACGATTATTCAAATTATTTAAGTTTGTTAGACTTATTGGATTTATTGGTAAGGCACAATCTAAGTTAAAAAAATTCTCTAAAATAAATGGTTTTATATATTTGCTATGGGTATGCTTAGCGATCTTATTCATCTCGGCTACGCTATATTCGATAGCAGAAAACGTTTCTTGGGGAGATGCAATGTGGTGGGCAATCGTTACATCTACAACTGTCGGTTACGGTGATATTTCACCACACACATTAGTAGGAAAATTTGCCGCTGTTTTATTAATGCTAATTGGCGTTGGCTTTATTGGTATATTAACTAGTACTATCACTAGTTACTTTGCCAAAGAAGATACTTCTAACTTCGACAAGTTATACGCTGAAATTAAAAAATTGGAAACACAAAATGAAATTATTCAGGCTAAGCTTAAAGCGTTGGAAAACAAACAGGAGGATAAATAATCATGGCATTAATTGGATTTACTATTATCATTGGATGGTTAGTATATAAATTTTTCACTAAATGGCTATGGTGGTTCATTGGATTTGGAATATTAGTGAACGTGATTGTTTGGTTTGAAGCATACGGTTGGATTGTGTTTATAATTGGATGTTTTGCGCTGGCAATTGCCTTATTTGCTCTTGCTATTCGCAACTATCGGGTTCAACACCAAAGCAAGTAGCACCCTCGCCCACTACCAGCCTAGCGGGCAACATGCGAGCGTAGTTCAACGGTAGAACAACAACTTAGACTCTTCCCTTGAAATCACTATTACAAATACAGGTTCGACTCCTGCCGCTCGCGTTGACATAAAAAATACAAGGAAGTGCCAAAATTGTCAAATGAAGATTATGGTTTCGTGTATGCTTTGGAAAACAAGTCTTTCCCTGGATATATAAAAATTGGTCAAACTAAAAATTTAAAGCACCGCCTTTTGCAATTTAACAACACTGGTATTCCAGATGGAAAACCTACTTTACTACTATTTGCTGCCTTTATAAACAACTATAAAAAAGCAGAACGTATCTTGCACAGATCTTTATCTGACAAACGTGAAAGTACTTCTAAAGAATTTTTCAAAGCCACTTACAATCAAGTGAAAGCTGAATTTGAACTACTAATTTTTAATGATTCGAATGCTAAATTGATCCGGCCAGAAGAATATAATTCACTAATCACCGGGAAAACATATATTGTATCTAAACGTAAAATTGGCACAAGGCCAAACAGGACCTTCCAATATCTCAGTATTCCGGCTGGCGCACAATTAACATTTAAAGAAGACCCAAGTATAAAAGTTACTGTGATTGACAAGAAAAATCATGTTCTGTGTCGCTGTGGAAAAGAGCATACTTTGTCAAGAGCTGCTATTTGTTGCTATGACTTTTTTCATGATGTCCCTATCGAACAGCAAGGTAAAGATCGGAATGGATTTGCGTGGTTTAAATACGAAAATACTATCATTTCAGACATCAAACCAATGGTTAATCAGGAATTAGATTAGTAACACAAAAAGCACATCCCCTCCCGCCAAGAAGTCAGATGTGCTACCAATAAAAACCAGTGGATTACTCCGCTCTTTTTACATACTAATTATACCTGAAAGGAAGTGATACCGACAAGCCCCTATTACAAGTGCTGCCCCGCGCTTTAAAAATAAGGAGCCAAAAATGAAATTAATTAAATCAAAGAAGTATCAAAACGTCTATTCTTATAAAACCCAAAAAGGTACTTTTTACACAGTTCGCTTTGTTTATTATGATTTACAAGGCAAACGGCGAGAAAAACAGATACGCGGTTTTGCGAGTGAATTAGAAGCACATAAGGCCGAATTGGATCTAGAAATTAAATATGCCAACGGTGACACTAGGGAAATTGACGAATCATCGCTAACTGTTGCCCAATGGGTTGAACGGTATTCTGCAATGAATCAACGAAACTGGCGACCAAATACTAAACGAGTATACGAAGGCTGTTTTAAAAATTATTTAATTCCCACACTTGGAAATTGCCCCCTTCAAAAACTAACCCGAGCAAAGTATGAATCACTTTTTATTGCGCCACAATTTAAGAAATTGTCGCCTGCGTCAATTAGAGACAATCATCGAACAGTCATGGCATTATTAAATAGTGCTGTCGATTATGAAGTTCTGGACAAGAACCGTCTCTCTCGTGTTAAATTGCCCAAGCCCAATACGCGTATTGCATTCGAGCCAGTGGATCTGAAAAAATTCAACCAGGCCCTGCTGAGTTTGAATTATAACTATCAAGTATTTTTTAGGCTTTTGGAGTTAACTGGGATGCGGCGTGGTGAAGCTATGGCTTTAACTTGGGAAGATGTTAACCTTGAAAAATGTGAAATTAGTATCAGAAAATCTCGCAGTGACTTCGGCACTGGACCAACAAAGACGAGCTCTAGTAATCGAACAATTGCAATCGACAAATCCTTGTCACAATTATTAAAGCATTACCGACTATATCAAAAACAAAAGTGTTTGCGATTAGCAACTAGTTTTAAGGAAAGTCATGTCATTTTTACCTCAAAACTAAACAATGCAATTGGAACACAAGCTATTAGTTATAACTTTAAAAGAGCAATTGATCTTGCAAATATCAAAAGTGGCAAATATGTGGTCCACTCCCTAAGACATACGCATGCAACTTATCTACTTGACCTGGGAGTTAGCCCCGCGGATGTAGCAAAACGCTTAGGCCACTCAAACGCTAGCATTACTCTAAGCATTTACGCTCATTCTATTAAAAGTAACGATAAAATTATCGCAGAAAAGGTAGCAAAGTTAGCTGAGATGTAGTTTGTGGGAACTTCTGTGGGAACTTTTTATGTATAAGCCGCTAATCCTATACCCAGTAAGGGATTAGCAGATCGATACGGTATAATATATTA